CTCGCTCGTGCTGGCAAGTGCGGCTGGCAACGTGACCGGCTTCACGGTGTTCGACCAGGCGCACAACATGATCATCGTGCCGGGCAACACCGTACAGCAGTCCGTCGCCGGCATGACGATCAACTTTTTCCGCTTCGGTTCGAACATCCGTATCGCGGTGGGCGTGCTCTCGAGCATCGTTGCCACGCTGGATAGCGGCGCGATCAACCAGACGCTGTACTGGGACCCGGCGCTCCAGCAACTGACGGCATCGGGCACTTCTGGTGCGTTCGCGCTGCCGGCGACGACGAAGATCCTTTCGTTGAATTCCAACAGCAAGACCATCAGCTACAACTCGGGCACCGGGGCATTGACCTGGACGACGGGTAACGCAGCACTGATCCAGATCTAAGGAGCCCACAACATGGCAAATCTGTTTCCGGCCCGCGCGCGGATCAACCCGCATTTCGCCGAGCCCGATCTCATCGTCACCTACGCGCAGGCGTCGGGTGCATTCGAAGCACTGCAGGGCGGCAAACCGCGCGTCAAGATCGGTTTGGACGATCTCTACGTCTACGTGAACTCGCTCGATCTGCGCACAGAAGCCCAAGCTTCAGGCGCCGCTCCGAACTTCCTGCCCTCGGCAACGCTCGTCGGCGATCAGTTCAGCACCGCCACGTACCTCGTTCGTACGCGTTCGGTGTGGGATCGCCACGACACCGCAGCAGCAGCCAACTACAACGTTAGCCTGCCTGCCGCACAAGGTCTTGCCGCACGCCAGGGCCACTACCAGCAGTACCGTACCGCGCTGCTCTACGGCTACATGCCGGCGAACGGCGAAGGCCTGCTCAATGCGCCGGCCGCAACACTGGTGACGTTGCCGCCTGACCCGTATGGCAACACGACGTTCTCGACGTACGACAACGGCGCGATGGCTCTATGGCTGCTCACGCAGATCGTCAATCTGAAGATCGGCATGTTCCAGTCGGGCGGCAAGATCCATAACAAGATCGTTGTCATCAGCCCGCAGCGTATTTTCCTGCAAGCCCAGATCGCGAACATCGTGCAGGTCACGGCGTATCAGCGTCCGGGCGCGGGCACGTCGACCACGGCGAATGTCGCGCAGGAAAATCTGGCGGCAGCCGGCGATGATCTCGTTTGGTATTTCGACGACACGTTGGTCGGTAAGGGTGCGGGCGGTGCGGATGCGGTGATCCTGACGATCCCGGAAGTCGAAGTGCCGGATATCCCCGGCATCAACACCAACGCTTTCGGTGAAGTTTCGCCGTCGATGAAAGCGGTGAACGTCCAGTATTCGGCCATGGCTGCTCCGGCTGAAATCCCGACGCCGACTGAGGATGGCGCGATAACAACTGTCTATGAAAATAGAATTAGCTCGGGCTGGAACGTCCGCGGTGCCGGGCTCTACATTTTGTCGATCCCGCATTAACGATTAACCCCGCACCTAGGATTGCGCTTCCGAAAAGCCGGTCCCTGTCCGGCCTGGTGCGGGTTCACTCTTCAGGGAAACAGCCGCCTGTGGGCGGTTTTCTTTTTTAGGGAAAAGAAATGACCAAGATCTATGTTGCCAACGGCACCAAGCAGCGCCTGAAATTCAACTACCGCCTGCCCGAGTCCAACCGCGTCCACGAACTGGATGTGCACTCTGGCCGCCAGGAGGTGATCGGCGAAGGCTGGACGGATACGACTGTCGAGTACTTCATCAAGCAGCTGGAGAACGCCGGGTTCCGCCGCTCAAGCGAAACGAATGGCCGGCTCGAGAATTTCTCTGGCTTTATGTACAGCGTCGACAAGGCGACCACCGAGACGCAGATCCGGAGTGGCCACGAAGCGCGCGTTGAGACGCAGGAAAAGATTTCAGCAGTAGAGGCTCAACGTGGCGCGCTCGCAATGGATCAGGCCAATCGCCTCCCTGGCGATCGCCGCAAACGCCTCGCGAAAGTGACGTCGGTTGAGGTTCAGCAGGATGTCGGCCCGCGCGATATGCCGACCGGCAAAGAAGTGCAGATGAGCGTGACGGTCGACGCAAGCGCTCCCGAAAGCGCTCGACTGGATATCTGACCATGAAAGCCATCCGACTTTCCGATGAATTCCGGGCCGCCGTGGATGCTGCTGTCGATGCGTCAGCGAATGCTGTGCCGATGTCGCGCACTGAAGAAGTAAGGGCCCTGATGGCGAAGGGCATGAAGATCACCGTCACCGGGAAATGGTGCACGTGGGCGTTTGCTCCGCGCAAGATAGCCCAGGCTTTGGGTGCTCCATTTATCTCCGTACTCCCGGCCGCCGCCGACCTGGGCGAATACATGAAGCTCGGCGGCGAGATCGTCACAACGAGGGTGTAATGAGCTTTGCCAACCCATCAGTGCCGAACATCGCGGACTTCGCTGCGTTCGTGGCAAGTCAGGGCGTGCCGGCCGCTGCATTACCGAGCGGCATCCTGACAACGGTCAGTATCAGCACGTCAGGTGCGCTGACCGCTGCCAGCACTACCGGCACGGCTGCGTCTGGAATGGCACTCGTCGGGTCGGGCATTGCGTCGAATACCTTTCTTGCCACGTGGAGTGGCAATAGCGGGACCGTCGCTCCTGCGCCGCCCGCAGAGGTCAGCGCAGCAAGTGCGCTCGCACTCTCGCCGTATCTGCAATGGGCATTCGACATTGCAATGGGAATTGCCCTGATTCCGCCGAGCAGCATGCCGCCCATCCTGTACGTGATGGCGGCCTATAACCTCGGCATGCATCAGTTGCTGAAGACCGCGCAGGATCAGCCGGGGCAAACTTTCTTCGCACAGCAACGTACGACATTCAAGATGTTGACGTTCCAGGCGGGCCCGGTTGCCGCGTCTGCTGACCAGTCGACCTCTAACACGCTCGTGACGGCCGACTTCATCAAGGGCCTCACGATGCAGGGGCTGGATCTATTGAATACGCCATGGGGTCGCGAATACCTGGCCTATGCCCAGATGTACGGCAGCAACATTGTCGGAGTTAGCTGATGACCAAGTTGATGCTCGGCGTCGTCGATGTCGCCTATTCCGATGGCGACGGCGCGACAACCACGGGCGACGTGGCGGGTTATCTCGAAGACGAGTACCACGTCATGCGCACGTTCCTCGAGATCTACGAGGATCAGATTGGCGAGTTTCTAGCTGACGCGATGGTTGGAGAGATCGAAGGACTCGCCCAGGGAAAACCCGTCACGATCTTTGGCAAAGATATTGATACCCAGCTAGGCGATCGCGTGATTTCCGGCGCGAGCGTCAATGGGAAGATCGAGGAAGCATTCCGCAATTATCTTGATGCGCGCGAATGGAAGCAGGTTAGCGGCCAGACGATCGAGGCGGCAGAGCAAGGTGTAAGCCTGCGCAAAAAGAAGCCGACCCCGAAGAAGCCAAAGTCCCGCGCAGAATTTTTCTCGACAGGCCTCTATTCGGCCAGTTTTAGGGCCTGGACAGAATGAGCATCATCAGCGAAGCGGGCGTTGCTCCGACCCAGCTACAGGCCGCACTCGACAGCGGTCTTGAGCAGATATCCGACAACCAGACCGTCACATTCCAGCAGTACACGAAATACACGTTTTCAGAGGACGGATACGTCTTCTGGGTAGCGACTGGAAATGTCGTTCCGTTCGCCGGTTCGCTTCACATCCTGGCCGATCGACGGCAGGATGAAGACCAGACCATGGCCGCGAACCAGATCGTGTTCACGGCTGAGCAAGAAGTATCGCAACTGAACAGCGTCGCGCCCGGAACGATGTGGGTCGGCTCATGGCAGGTTGACGATACGACGCTGCAGGTTGCTTTTTCGTCGACCGGCATGAATTACCAGCAGGCCGGCTTGTGGCATTACCGCGGCTTCGCGGTCTACCCCGCCCTCGCCTCGCAACTGATTGATAGCGCGGCGGATCTGCCTGTTGGGCCGATTGTCTCGAACAGTCTGCCGATCTGGCTGAGCCAGAACAGCATGGCACCGGTGTACGCGTCGTTCCTCGTGCCGGACAACGTCGTGCCGCCCTACATCATCGCGCACATCGATCCGAACAACACGATCGCGTTGCAGGCGTTTCCGCTCTTTGACTGGTCGGCGCGCACGAATCCCAATGGCGACCCGTCGCCGCTCTATGAATTGCCAAGCTGGCAACTCATGCGCGATACGGTGAAACTGACCTTCTACGGCTTCACCAACCAGCAGGCGATCCAGTTTTATGCGGCGCTGATGGATTACTCGGTCAACACCGACAACTTCGGCTTCTGCAACTCGCCGGCCATCGTTGACGACAAGCGCACGCAGGTTGAAATCGCGGCGCTTGCGATGAAGAAGACCATGGTCATTCAGGCCTCGTATTACCAGGGCACCGCCGACGCGATCGCCCGCCGCCTCATTCTTTCCGCAGGTTTCAGTTCTATCACCGTTTCCTAGCAGGGGCATCCCGGCTAGTTTCCTGCCCGCCTTCGAGCGGGCTTTTTCATTTGGAGTCTTCGAAATGCCCCAGTATTCCTTCGCCATTCCGCCTGGCGGCACCCAAACCACGCTCAACGTGACGGCGAGCATCGTCGTGAAGGCAGCCCCGGGTAAGGTGTTCCGCCTCGTTTTCAACACTGCGTCGACCACCGCGCCCGCTGTTTATGACGCAACGACGGTTGGCGGAATCGGCGCAGCAAGCCTCATCTGGCAAGGCGCTGCCGCGACAGCCGCACAGACCGTCATCACCCTCGAATTTCCGTGTCTCAACGGCATCGTTGTGGTGCCCGGCACCGGCGGCAACGTAGCTGTGTCGTACGCCTAACCCTCGTAGTTCGCCGCACCTTCCAGCCCCGCCATTGAGCGGGGTTTTGTTTTTCTGGAGCATACATGCCCACCACAATCACGCCGCAGATCGTCAACCTGACGGCAGTCCTTACGGTTGCGCCCGAACCGTCACAACTGCAGCAGAGCGGTGCGTTTGTGTCGACGGGCGGCACTACCCTGACGACCGGCACGTATCTGTATTGCGGCCAGCTATCGACGTTGCAGAGCGTGCTCCAGACGAGCGGCTCTGGCAACTACGCCGAACTGAACACGATGGGCACGACGTTCTTCGCCCAAGGTTCGTCGGTCGGCGCCTACGTGCTCGAACTGGGCGCGCAGTCTTCCGGCGCAGCCGGGATCGAGGCGTTGAATACCTGGATCACGGGTAACCCCGGCCAGTTCTACGGCTATCTGTTGCCGGCCGCATGGGACAACACGTCCGAAGTGGTTGGTAGCGTCATCGTGACTGCTGGCGGGTCGGGCTATACGACCGCGCCGACCGTAGCCTTCAGTGGCGGCGGTGGCGGCGCGGGCGCGGCTGCTACGGCAACCGTCGCGGCCGGTGTTGTAACGGGTATCACTGTCACGAATCCGGGATCTGGCTATACCTCTGCGCCCACGGTGACCCTCACCGGTGCTGGTACGGGTGCGACGGCAACCGCCAATCTCGCATCCGAACTGAACATCATCGCAGGCGATTACGCCAGCCCCACGGGCAAAACGTATTTCTTCGTCACGACCACTGTGGCGAACGTCGCCACGTATCAGCCGAACAAGAGCGTCTACACGTTCGTGCCGAGCCCGACCGCGACCTCGCAGGAGTTCGGCGCAGCGGCCCACTTCTACCAGTGGCTCGTGAACAACCCGTCCGCGACGGACCAGCTCGCGCCGATGGCCTACCGCTACGTCTACGGTGTGACGGCATGGCCCGCTACCGGTTACGCCGCGAATATCCAGACTGTCCTGTCTGCCTACGGGAACATCAATCTCGTTCCTCCGCAAGGCGGCATCACGGAAACCTGCATCTTCAAGGGCAACACGATGGACGGGTCGCAGGCGTCGTGGTGGTACGGCATCGACTGGTATCAGTTCACCGTCACCAACGATATGGCTGACGAGGTTGTCAATGGCTCGAATGAAGAACCGCCGCTGCTTTACAACCAGGACGGCGTCAACCAGCTTGCCGGCGTCGCACTGCGAGACCTGAACACAGCCATCTCCTTCGGCTGCGCACTGAGCGGGACCATCACCGCGACATCGTTCTCTGCCTATACGACCGCCAATCCTGCCAACTACAAGGCGGGGATCTATCAAGGTCTGGGCGCGAACATCGTGGGCCAGAACGGCTTCCTTTCCGTGGGCATATTGCTCGACGCGATTGAATTTGCATCCTAATAGGACACCGAAATGGCTACGCAAAATAACAGCATCGCGCGCGGCGTCCTTAACCGGATCAAGTGCTCGGTAGTTGTTCCGAGTTACCCGTCGCTGAACGTCATTCCCGCGAACATGGGCCGATCGCTGGCCCGTATCGCGTTCAACGGTCAACTGGTCAATCAGATACCTACCGGCACGGGCCTCGTGAATTCCCCTGAGCCGTTTGTGATGGCGACTATCACGATTGCCCTGCTCCGTACGCAGCCGATCGCCGCGGCATGGTTCTCGCAGATCCAGCTCGACAGCAATATCCAGGACGCGACGATCTACAGCGATACATCGACGTTCCCGGCGATTGCGCTGCAGAGTGTTGTTGCAAGCCACATGGATACGGGGCCGTTCGATGGCACGAGCGCGGATTTCCAGCTTGTGTTGAGTGGTGCATTCCCGGTCAATTCTGCGATGTGGACGCTGTGATGCAGATCACCGACTCACTGAATCTCGCGATTCCGTTTGGAAATGGCCTGACGGCCTACCATACGTCGATCTCGCGCGCGATCTACGAAGCAAACTACGCCGTGTTGCATGCGTCGCTTGCCGCGATGGGAAAGAAGGGCGCGCATTACCTGAAAGCGTCCGGCCCGAACATCGCGAACCTCGTGCTCAAGGACGAGGGCAAGCGGGACGCGGCAGAGCGAGGCGAGGAAGACCGCACGCCCGCCCTTATCAGTGAGATCAGGCGCCTGACAAACGTGCTCGTTCCTGGGCCGGCTGGCTACGATCTCCTGCCAATAGACAACGCCATCAGCATGGGCAAGCTTGATGAGGAGGACTGGCTGGAGCTGGAAGCACAAATCGTTTTTTTTACCTGCCTGGTGCAGACGGCGAAGAAAGCGGACCGGACGATGGTGGCGGCTTCGGTTGCTTCGGTAGTCGGTGGATCGATCACCTCCTTGGCACCTATGACTTACGCCGCTTCCTTGCAGACGTCGACGACGGCCGAACCTACTCCGGTGACAGTGTCATCGCTTCCTGTCTGAGGTATGCGTCTCGGGAGGGGTTCGCGGCTTTGTGCGATAGATACGGATCGAAGGTGAGATCCGCCAACGAGTACCGGGCACGGTACGTTATCGAAGCCCTGCGCGGCTCGCTTTTAGGCTGACCAATGAGCAACAAACCAGTCATAGAAATCGAGGTTGGCGATGCGCAATTTCGCCAGTTCTACGAGCTATTCCAGAAGTACTCGGCCGAAGTCGAGGACATGCCGGATGACTGGAAGAAGATAAACGCCGCCACGAAGGATGCCGGCCGCTCAGTCGTCGATCTCGAAAAGTCTTCTGCTGGCGCGAATCAGCAGATTGCCATGATGGCCATGCAGGCTGCCACCATGGGTAAGGCGTTTGGCTCGATGGTCGAAGCGCAGACGAAGTTCAATGCTTCGCTGCGCGAAAGCAACGAACAGATGAGCAGGATGTCCGCCATTGCCCAGAAGTTCGGCGGCGGCGTGATTGGCACGGCCGGGCACCTGGCGGGCGGGAATGGTATCTCAGCGATTGAAACCGCTATCAGCACGCTCGGCAATCTTTTGCCTGGCCTCGGTAAGGTCGCGGCTGTTGTTGCTGGAATTGGAGCGGCAGCACTCACCGCAGGAAAGAAGCTCGGGGATGACGCCATAAGCCAGCAGCGTGAAGCGCGCCGGGTCGGCGTCACGAGCGGACAGTTGCAGTCGTTCGATCTGAACTTCGGACGATATGCGGATAGCGCTATCCTGAACCGTGCGGCCGACGCACAGTCGGATATGCGCATGTTGCCGTATGCCATGATGGCGACGGGTCAAAGCATCGGCCAGATCCAGGGCGAAGGCGCGGATCAGGTTTCGATTGCGATGATGCAGCGCGCGCACGAATGGTGGAACAAAACGCCAGCATCGATGCGCAATCAGCAAACGCTGGCCGCCACGGGACTCGACAAATTCATGTCGTTCGAGGATGTGCGTGGCCTCGGCGCCATGTCGGATGATGAGTTCTCGCAGGCCAAGTCCAACTATTCACTCAACGCCAAGCAGTTCGCCGTTTCGGATCAGAGCGTCAACAAATGGTATGGCATGAGCCGCGGCCTCGATGCGGCGGCGATTCATGCGAAAACGGGCCTGCAGGACGACTTGCCGAAAGGTGCCGGTGCAATAGCAGACATCCTGTCTGGAAAGGCGCCTCAATTGGTATCGGATGCGCTGCGCTCATTGAGCGGATCTTCCAAGACTCTGGCGGTTCAGTTCGACGAGCTCGCGCGCTCAATCTCCGGCAGCAAGATCACGCACGATCCGAACTGGACCGCGAAAGGAGATGCGAACAGGCTCGTTCAGGGCGCAAAAACGCTCGGTAAGTATGCAGCCGGACTGATTTCGTCGACCGCGATTGGCTCGGAAATCCCTGCTGGCCTGGCTGCCAAGGCCGGCCCAGATGCTGTCCAGTGGGCTCTTCAGGAGCAGGACAAGTACGGGATCCCGGCCGCCGTCACGCTTGCTCAATTCGGGCTAGAGAGTAGCTTCGGCAAGCACATTCCGCCAGGCAGCAACAACCCGTTTGGCATGCATGCCTTGGCAGGTCAGGACTATGTGGCGGGATACGACTGGGATGCAAGCGGGAAGCGCGTTCCGACCAGGTTCCGGAAATTCAATTCCCTGAAAGAGGCGTTCGACGCACACGCGAAACTGCTGGGAACCAGCCCCGCATACGCTAAGGCCCGAGCGCACGAAGACAATCCGTTTGCCTTTGCGGATGCGTTGACGGGAACCTATGCCACCGATCCTCAGTATGGTTTCAAGCTGAGGAGCGAGATGGCTGGTGGATCCCGGCCGGCCACCAAGGCGGCTACAAACGTGTACGCCGGGAAAGTCCAGGTCACCATCACGAACCATACCGCCGCACGTGTGGCGGTTTCTACTAACGCCGCGGCGACCGGATCATGAGCTCAAGTATTACCAGTGCGCTCGGAACTGCCGCAATGTTCGCGTATGACGCGGCGTTCCAGACAAGTCCCATTATCCTGAGCGGCGGACTTTTCTCGTCCGCACTGGGCGGGGTGATGGCCCTGTCTGGCCTGGTGTCCACCGTCGTCAACGATGTAACTGGCTCCGACCTGTTGCCGACCGTGCGGTATGTGCCGCTTCCCGGCGCTACGGTGATCAATAACTCGGTCGCCACGTATCCATTTGCGAACAGAAACGTTGCCGGCAATGCGGTCATCCGCAATCCGAAGAACATCTCGCTGTTGATGATCGCGCCGGTCAACTCGGCCGGCGGCTATCTGCTGAAGATGGCGACGTTCATGGCGCTTCAGAGCACGTTCGAGGCGCACACGGCGGCCGGCGGCACGTTCCATGTCTTCACGCCTTCATATCCGTTTTTCGACTGCGTGATGACGACCATGACGGACGTCACAAACGGCGAAGGTAAGCAGCAGCAGATTATGTGGCAGATCGATTTTGTGCAGCCACTGATTACTCAGCAGCAGGCTCAGACGGCCTATAACGGCATGCTGTCGATGATTTCAGGCGGGCAGCAACTCGTGACCTCGTCCTGGAGTAGCGCGGCTTCGGTCGCCGGGACAACGGTTCAGGGCACGTCGGCGCTCATGGGCATCTATCCATCCTCATGACGACATATATCCCTTTTGCTCCGTCGCCCACGCAGGCGCCCCCGTTTCAGGTGACGGTGACACTCGATAGCACGTCATACAACCTCACGGCGATGTGGAATTTCGCCGCGCAACGGTGGTACGTGTCGCTGGTCGACGCATCGGGCAACGTCGCCTGGTATGGCGCAATGGTCGGTTCACCACTGAATTTTGACATCCCGCTCGCGCCCGGGGTGTTCACAACGAGCACCATCCTGTATCGGGCTGATACGGGGAATTTTGAAATCACTCCCTGACAAATGCGCTTCTACGAAATCGACCTGTACCCGCCAGGCAGCACGACGGCAGCGCGTACATGGTCATCGTTTCCGGGCGGAACATTCGATCCGGGCGCATTGAATGTCGAGTTTGACCTGACGGTTACCCCTTACGGAACACCAGTCGGCGGTCAATCCGTCACGATCGAGGGGATATCGATTGCAGACCTGATGCAGCCGCAGCAGTTCGCGCCGCAGATGGTCAATGGCACCCTTCAACCGGGAATGACCTTTGTGCTGAAGGGCGGTATGGGTAAGGGTCTCCCGCTCGCCAATCCAGCCCAGCAGGGAACGCTGCTTAAGGGGCAGATATGGCAGGCCTTCGGTAACTGGGAAGGCACGGAGATGACGCTTGATTTCGTCATCAATCCGGGCGGGTACGACTCCGATAACCCCGGCAACTTTGTGCTGAACTGGCAGGCCGGTCAACCTCTTTCGACGGCATTGCAGAATTGCCTGTCTGTTGCCTACCCCAGTATGCCGCTGACGGTGAATATCAGCCCTCAACTCGTTCAGTCTGCCTCGGAACAGCACTACTGCGGCACGCTTGAGGAACTATCGCAGTACGTTCAAGAGGTCACGAACGGCCAGTTTCTTGGATCGAGCTATTCCGGCGTGCATATTGCCATACAGGGTGGAGCACTCTCGGTATTTGATAGCACGGCGACGCCGCCCACGGTACAACTGAATTTCGCGGACCTGGTAGGGCAACCCACATGGATCGACGTCAATACGCTTCAGGTAAAACTGGTCATGCGTGGCGACCTACAGATCGGGGGCTCCGTCAAGATGCCGGCCGGGCTTTCCGGACAAGCCGGGCAGGTGCTGACCTCAGGTAATTCGCTGCCGTCGAGTGCGAACTATCGGACGACATTCTCGGGGTCGTTCCTGATTACCGAGATGCGCCATATCGGTAACTTTCGCTCGCCAGATGGCGGTTCGTGGGTGACGGTCATAAACTGCGTGCCGAGACCCAAGACGCCCACGGTGACTGTTGGCGCACCGACCGTAGTGGGACTTGCGTAATGGCCGATAACTTCGCCAAACTCTGGCTCCAGAAGAGACAGAACCAGCTCGCCATTAACCGGGCAGCGCAGGAAGTCCAGAAGCAGGGCCGCGCCCTTCCCTGTCGTGTAACGGCGATCTCCGGCCAGATAGTGACCGTCGCATTCGAGATGGACACATCGCCCTGGACTCTGCAACCGATTTCTATTCCAAAAAACGAGTCTCCCTGGGTAATCCAGTCCACACAGATTGGCGACAAGGGCGTCACGATGCCATCCGACGTTTATCTCGGCGGCATTAGCGGGTTGGGTGGTGGAACAGCGAGTTTCACGCGCCGCGGTAATCTCTCGGCGCTTGTATTTGTACCGGTTGGCAATACGAGCACGACGCCGATCGATCCGAATGCCACACAGGTTCAAGGGCCAAATGGTGTGATCAGTCGCACGACGACAGGTACAACCTCGCAGGTTGTCACCAACACGAGCGGGACAACAGTCACCTTTGGAACCAACTCGGTCGTTGTGAATGAAGCTGAGATAGCGCTGAATTTCGGCGCCGCGACGTCTTTGGTTGTGAACGCATCGGGCATCACGCTTACGGTTGGCGGACAGACATTCACCTGGGGCGGCTCTGAGGCTGTTTCGACGCTCCCGATCGTGGCTCCGGATGTCATCCTGCCGGCGGGCGCGGTCAATGCGCACAACCACGGCAATGTCGAGAACGGCGGCGGCGTGACGGATCCGATGCAGAACTAGTTGAGTGGCTGGTACGCTTTCTTCGGCAACATGCACGAATGCATAATGGCGCTAGAGATCTGTCCTCCGCTCATCTCGGATGCATCCTGGTCAAAGAAGATGGTGTTGATCTCGTCCTTCAGTTGTTCGTCCGAAATTCCCTGCTTGAAGTTAGACATTTGCATCTGTTGATATACCTGTTGCGGCGACATGCCCGTGTCACGGAATTGCGCCGCGAAGTTCATCGTTACGGATATCCTTTGGCATTCAGGAGAAACCCCTTGTGCGCTGGCAAGCATCGGTATCAGGGAGATCAGGGTGGCGGCAATCGAGCGGTGGTTCATATGTTTGCCTCTACCGCATCCCGCACATGGTTGGGCGGACTCGAATGACAACTTTGATGGGCGTAATGCACTTCGGTCGATCTGTTTGCATCGGCCAGACTCTGACCGCCGATGATAGTGACCCCGGTCACGATGAGATCCGCTCCTTCCCGAATCTCTTGCTTGCAGATCGCACAGCGTCCGTAGTTCATGCTTTCTCCTCTCGCTTCTTGAAATCATCCGGGTTAAACCTCGGGCACATATCGCAGTACTTCTCGACGCCCTCAGCCTGAATCTGGTCACGTACAGACGACGGGTGATGCTCCTGCGCCTGGAACCACTGCAGCATGTGTTTGCAGGGAAAGGTGTAAATCCCTTCGTCCGACTGCGCAGTGATATGCCGGAACATTGGGTGAATGCGATCCAGCTTGATCAACTGAACGATCGGGAAATACGGCGTGTCGATCGTCCGGTGGCAGTGCGCGCGGTAGTCGTCGGATAGACAGGACTCAATGAAGCATTCGAGCACCGACTCTAGATAGTAGGCGTTCTCCAGCGAGCCGATAACCATCCGGCCCTGCGCATAGAAGTGCGTCCCGGTCCAGCCGCGCGCGTAGTGAATCAGGTCCAGCGCCTGTGTCGCGCCTTCGACGGTCGGCTCAAATCCGGCCACATGAATTTTCATCGACTCAAGGTCGCGTTCCACGAACAGGGGTGCGCTCCTGGCCACGTCCATCGCCGCGGCAAATGCACCTGACCGGCTCCGCACGAACAGCACAAGCACGAGGTAGTCACGCGATAGCGCGCACAGGCTTTCGTGCGCGAAGAAGCTGGCTGGTTGGGTATCGGACATGTCTAGTTAAAAAGGTTATGCAATGCGGGCATGGGGCAGAACGTACAACGAGGACGGCACCTATCAATGGGTTGCTGTCACAACTCAGGCGAATGGCCTTAACGATGCGTTCTATGTGACTGCGCTTGCCCAATGCCTGAAGCTGAATCTTGGGGAGTCACCTATTTATGCGAACGCCGGGATTCCGCAGACGCAAACAATCGCAACGCAAACGCCTCCGGACTTCTACATGTACCGGACTCAGCAGCAGTATGCCCAGTACTTCGCATCGCTGACGATCAACCGTGTTCCGGGATCGCTCCCGCCTCAGTATAACGTGCGCGCCGTGACGCATTCCGGCGCCATCATCAGCCAGAACATTCCCACATGACCCTACCCGTCGTAATGACCGCGAGCGGCCCCGTGCCGAACTCGCCGGCCGCGCTCAATAGCGACCTGATTGCTACGGTGCAGGCGGAAGATCCGGACTTTACTGCCAATCTTCCTGGGCTGCTTCTCGAGGATCTGACCTCGACCGGCACGGCCATGCTGGCGCAGATGGATCAGGCACGCGTGGACGCAATCAATAGCGTGACTCCGCTTGGCGCGAATGCCTTCATTCTCGCTGATCTGGGCGCCCAGTTCGGTATTGCACAAGGCGCTGACGCGAATGCCAGTGTCAATGTGCAATTCGCCGGCCCAGCAGGCTACGTGTTCCAGCCCGGCTTCACAGTTGGCGACGGCACGAACCAGTACGCACTTCAGACTGGCGGCGTCATCCAGACTGGTGGATTCTCGCCTCAACTGACGGCTGTCGCGACGAATAACGGCACGTTTGCCATTCCGGCGAACACGGTCAATAAACTCGTCACGTCCGTTCCAAGCACCTATTCGGTTACGGTCAACAACCCGGAAGCCGGCACGCCCGCAACAACGGCGCAAAGCGTCCCAAGCTATCGGGCACAGGTTCTCCGGGCCGGCATCGTCGCATCCACTGGCACGCCGGCCTATCTGAAGACGTTGCTTTATGCCGTTACTGGCGTTCAGCAGCAACTCGTCTCGATCAATCAGGTTACCGGGGGATGGCAGGTTATCTGCGGCGGCGGAGATGCCTATTCGGTTGCCAATGCGATCCTGCAAGGCGTTCCAGATATCGCCACGCTGCAGGGCTCGCAGTTGGCTATCACTGGCATGACCGAGGCGAATCCGGTTGTTATAACGACAAACCTGAACCACGGATACATCGCGGGGCAGGCGGTTCCGGTCACTGGCTCGACGCCGAGCGCTTATAACCTGACCTACACGGTCGCATCAGTTACCCCCACGACGATCACGACGACGACGAATGGAAGCGCTTTCGGTGCGTATGTGAGTGGCGCAACGCTCTCGCCGAATCCTCGCAATGTAAGTGCTTCGCTGTTCCAGAATCCAAACACGTACACCATCACATTCGTTAATCCGCCGCTGCAGGCGGTCACTGTTGCGGTGACGTGGAACACGACGCTACCCAACTTCACGGCCGGCACGTCAGTCAATCAGTTGGCGGCGCCGGCGCTTCAGAGCTACATCAACAGCATCTTCGTGGGCCAGCCGATCAACCTCCTCGAGATGATGGCGACGTTCCAGACTGCTGTTGCTTCGGTGATCGCAGCAAACAACATTACTACCTTGCAGTTCGTAGTGACAATCAACGGAGTGACAGTCACTCCGACTGCGGGAACAAGCATTGTTCCCTCGGATCCAGAAAGCTATTTCAATGCGAGCGCTACTGCTATCACAGTGACACAGGGCTAAAGCATGGCTCAGATCGAATCCTTCGCAACTCTGCCGCTCCAGCAGGTAGTTCCGTCGTACGTGTACGGGGAATTTGCTGACGATCCCGACATGCAGGCATTCTTCGCCGGGCTGAACACAACGGCACAAGGGTACGTTGAGTGGTTTAACAGCGTCCCATTAGGCCTCTACACATCGCCATACATCAACGGCCCACTCCTGGACTGGATCGGCAACGGAGTCTACGGAATCTCGCGCCCAGTCCTGTCGAACCAGAGTAGCGGTCTGATCGCCGGCTATAACTCAACCGCCTATAACGCGATCCCCTATAACGGCTCGACCTTCATATCGTCGGGATCTTCTGCTCTCGCATCGGACGATATCTACAAGCGCGTGATGACCTGGAATCTGTACCGCGGCGATGGGCAGATGTTCACGATGGGTTGGCTCAAGAACCGGGTCAACCGGTTTCTGAATGGTCCCAACGGGTCCGACTATGCGGTACTCGACAATCCGCCGTCGATCACGGTCTCGGGAAACGTCTTCACCATTTCGTCGTTTCAGGACTCGGTATTTACGGCCCTTCAGGAACTGCTCGCGAACAATGCGCTGTCCGTTCCGTTCCAGTACGCCTTCGCCTTCGTCAACATCAGTTTTTACAACGATGGCGGCATGCTGTGGATGACGGCACCGCTCACCTATCCGACGAGTCCGACTGGATTGGCGGCGGGAGCCGTCTGGTACAACGGCGGTGTTGTTTCGGTCATCCCGGGCGGCCCCGGAACCGGATCGCCCGCCTACTTTGGAGCGATCACTGCAGCGGGACTTCTGGCGCTCGGTGGCGGTGGTTTGCCTACTTCAAATCCAAACAATTTGAACCAGCTTTGGAATAACGGCGGCGTTATCTGCATCAGTGCATAGGCCTAAAACATGACAGTTTTTACTTTCGCCAATAATGTCGACACCATGTTGGCAGGGGCTTTTTCGTCCAGCGCGACCAGTTTCACGCTGGCGAGCACGCAGCATCTTCCAGCCTCGATTCCATCTGGCGAGTATCTGGTAATCACACTCAATGACGCCGCGACGCGCGGTAATTTTGAGGTGATCTATGTCGGCACGATCTCGGGCGCGACCTGTAGCAATCTGTTGCGAGCCCAGGAAGGCACTGCCGCCCTTTCATGGCTGACCGGGGACTATGCCTACTGCGGGCCGACCGATGGGCAGATGAATGCGCTTCCGCAACTCGGAGCGGCAAACACCTTCACAGGTGCCAACACATTTACCGGATCGGTTGTCGTGCCCACGGCAGCGACGACGACCGAAGCTGTCAACGCCAACAATTTCCCCAGCTCGCTCACCGCAAACGGCTACAAGAAATTCCCCGATCCCAATAGCCCTACCGGCTATTACATAGAGCAGTGGGGCGAGTTTAGCGGTTTGACGGTATCCCAGACACTGACACTCCCGATTGCTTTCCCGAACGGGTTTTTCCAGGTGAATGCGACAGACGTGGGGGCCAACTGCTATTCGTACGGCTCAACTCCCGTAAATAACGGCCAGTTCAATATTTACATCAGTTCGAGTGCCACGCATTCGGGCACCTATATCGCAAGGGGTTATTAATTGGCTCAGTACGCGCAATACAACCCTGCCATTACATCGCCGTCGCCTGTGATCGGATGGTACGACACCGAAATATTCACATATCCCAATCTCCCGGCCGCATCCAGCCTCGTCGCAGTTACCCCTGCGCAATGGACGGCCCACTTCGCCAATCCCAGTGGTTGGGTCGTGAATAACGGTCAACTGGCGGAATCGGCATGAATGAAATTTACGGATTACCTCAGGCCTTGACCGGCGCCGAAACGGTCACGATCCGGCAAGAGCAAAACGGCCAGTCGGCGCTTTGCACGATGCCTCTGTCGCAACTCATCCAGGTCATCACCCTGACCGCACTGGCAACCGGACTCCCCAAGGATGAGCCCACGACTGCTGGCGTTGTCTGGAATAACAACGGCGTCGTCTCGATCAGCTAACCCATGAAAAAACTCATTCTCGCGGCACTCCTCCTGCCGCTGACGGCGCTCGCACAGACTTATCCGTCACCGACCTTCAGTGGCCTGACGCTGCAAAATCCGCTGACTGCCGCGAATGGCGGAACGGGCGTCACCGTATCTACTGGCTCTGGCTCGGCGGTCCTGAATACTTCGCCGTCGCTCACATCGCCGACGATCGCAAGCCCGACCATTACCGGGGCCTTTACTGCGACCGGTCTGGTTACAACGGCGGATCTGGCTACCCTGGCGGCCAATACCATTCTCGCTAATGTCACGGGCAGCACGGCCAGCCCCACCGCGTTCGCCATGCCGAGTTGCAGTGCAGCCGGTAATGATCTGAACTGGACCAGCGGAACGGGATTCACCTGCGCAACCGGGCGTGCGTCCCTTGGTCTTGCCCAGACCTTCACGGCCACGCAGACGTTCAGCAACTCGACCTATTCAGCCCTGTTCACGGGTGGCCCGGTTGGTGTGGGCATTGCGACGCCCGGCGCAACACTCGACGTAGAGGCTCCGAGCTCAACAGGCGGAGGCAACGCAAACAGTACACTGGCGCGCTTCTACGCGGGTAGCAGCGGTACTCCTGTTACCACCATCACGCCGACCGTTGCGATCTCCCGATACGAGGCGATCAATAACCAGGATACCGAGGGCGGCCAGAACGCGGCACTCTACGTGGAAGATATCGCCAACAATGTGTCTGGAAATCCGCCGCCGCCTGTTGCCCAGGTTAATGGCATTACTGCCAATGTCTTCCAGAATGGCACGGGAGATTCGGTGGGGATGTTTGCTTATTCGACGAACTCTAGCACCAACAGCGGCCATACTGCCTATGGCGGGTTCTTTGACGCCATAGCTAACAGTGCTGGAACACACGGCTTTGGGCTCGAGGTTGACAGCACGAACAGTACTGGCTCGAATGTGGGCTACGCAGTGCTGTCGCCATACCCTGGAATCGTCGGCATCCATGTGCAAGCCGCAGGCGCGAATCTAAATACGGCCGGGATCTGGATTGGCAATGTGTCGTCGAGTCCGGACTACGATGTTGGTGTGGCTGTCACCAATGACATCAACACCACAGCCTTCGAGGACGATTCCAGCTCTGTTCAATCCTTGTATGTGACAGGGACGCATACGTACGGCGTTAATCTGGCGAATGGCACTTATACGGGCGCGTCGATCGCCGCCCCCGGCCTTCAGGTGTCGTCCTCTGGATCGATCGAATCAACTGTTGCGCCGACAACCTCATGGGAATATGACTCGACTGGCGCGCATGTCGCAATTGCCAGCGGCGGCGATGCCGCCATGCCTGCGGGGAACGGCCTGATTCTCGTGGAGGATTCGAGCACGTCGAGCACCGCTGGATATCTATGTAGTGGTGGAGGATGCACCTTAGCGTTTGAAAACGGGACTGTGTGGTCCGCATCTACTTGCACGCCTGCATCGGGTCATTCGTCCATTTGCTACAGCAGCGGCCAATCTGCCTACGTCATCATAAACAACGAAGGCGCGACGGAAACGATAACGGTGTCTTCGAACCGCATGAAGACGTCAAACTGACGTGACTGATGCGGCGTTTAGCGGCACTAGACCAGTAGCAGCGTGGGTTAGGTTATTATCTCGATTCCGTTAATTTCCGATCCAGCGATCTGGGGGGGTGGCAATATGGACGCACAATATGTCGATGGGATGTTGATGCCTGCTGCAGATTGGGTATATTTGAATGGCCACCTGATTTTCGAAAATCCCGATTTTCTGCAGTATGTCGCTCCGTTTCCTCCCGAAAATCTGATGATGGATACGGCTGCGACGTCCTCAAAAAGTGACTTTGCCCAGCACGGCACGCACTTCTACATTTCGTTGCAGAACGCCAGTCCTGTCCCGCTTGATCGATACAAAAGCATCCTCGACTTTGGATGCGGCTGCGCTCGCCTTGGGCGCATGTTCAAAGGCCACCCAGGTAAGGTAACGGGCTGCGATATCGATGCACGCCATGTAGAGTGGATCAACAGCAATCTGACACACATGTGCGCTGTCAAGACTGAACCGAACGAAGTGCTGCCCTTCGAAGATGGCTCCTTCGATGCGGTCATTTCGATCTCAGTATTTTCTCATATCACCGAAGCATCGCATCGCATGTATCTCGCGGAGCTTGCTCGGGTAACTCAACCAGGCGCCTATTTGTTTCTGACGACGCACGGTGAGCGCGCTTTCACTCGTGTAAACGAAGACGAAGGAATGTTTCGGATTATCTCAACCAATAGGGATGATCTATTGCCCGTTGCTGCGAGCATGGAAGCCGGACGCTACACGTTCATTAAGCAGGTCGCCGGACATCCAACTGAAAGCGACTACGACTACGGCATCACGTTTATCCCATCGAGCTACATCCGGGCGGTGTGGTCGGAGTATTTTGAGATCGTCGATATCGTGAGTGGCGCGATCCACGACTGGCAAGATATTGTGGTATGCAGAAGGCGATAAAACGGGTTACAAATTTGGGTTTAGGTAAGCCACTGAGCGCGTGTTCATGTCGGTTGGGGAAATCGCTATCTACCTCTATCTCCGACGGGCTACAGAGGATGGCGAAAGGCATCGCTATTACATAGCGGCCCAACGGGCGAAAACTCTACCGTGGGTCACGCATGCGTATCGGTTGCCGCCGGTACGCATGCACCTGTCTCTAGGCTGCCAATTGAAGCTGTGCAGCGTGTTGGGCCGTCCATTCCGCAGCGAAGTCATGCAATCGCTGCTTCCGTTCGTCATACCGGATGCCCGTCCCGATAAGGACGGCATTGCGCTCCTCTAGCTTTGCAAGCAGGTCAAGCGCCCGAGCGGACAGAGAATCGCGGTCGATTGAACAGAATTCCCCGGACGCAGCCCAGTTCACGAGCCGAGCCTCATTGCTGTAGTGATGAGGGGCCGAAGTCTTGCCTTGTGCCTCGCGAGTCAATTGCAGAATCTGCGACATGACCTTGTATGAGGCTGCCGCCTCATGCCGTAGACGCTTCTGGTCGAAATGCGGATGCTTGCGGGCGATGAGAGCGCGGATTTGTCGGTCACACCAGATCGCAAACCGCACATCAAGCCA